CGCTCCCGATGGTAGAATTAAAAAATTTTTTAACCTTATGAAATCTAAATGACGGGCCAGTCTTATACCTAGAGGAGATTCTAGTCTTATGCCTAAACAGCAGGACAGTCTCCATTTACGCCTAGCAGCAGGTAAGACTCTTGATTCTAATGAATCTAAGTCCAGGCTCCTTGAGATGATAGCCAAGGGTTTCAGTGTTGAGGATGCCTGTAAGGCTGTTGGTAAGTCCTCCAAGACTTTTTATTATTATACTAAGTCTGATCCTGATTTTGACCGTGAAGTTAAACTTGTCCGGGCTTTGAAGGCCAGGGGTGGTCAGATTTCTGACGAAGATAAAGCTATGAGCTTTAGGGATTTTCGTAAAGAGTTTATGAAGTCTGAGACGTTTGCTCATCAACAGAATGTTATTGATCTGATTGAGGATAAAACCCCTTCTTGGTTGCATCCTTCTATGCTCTTTGAGCAGGGTGTTAAAAACTATGTGCTGGTGAATATGCCACCGGAGCACGCCAAGTCAATGACAGTCTCTATTGATTATATTACTTATCGTATTTGTGTTGACCCAACTGTTCGTATCAAGGTTGTGTCTAAGACTCAGATGATGGCTAAAGAGTTCCTTTACGCTGTCAAGCAAAGATTGACTTCCCCGTTCTATATTGACCTTCAAAGAAGGTATGCCCCAGCTGATGGGTTTAAAGCCACTTCTGATAAGTGGACGCAGGATGCGATTTATATTGAACGTGAGTCCGGCGAAAAAGACCCAACCTTACAGGCTTTGGGTATTGGTGGGCAGATTTATGGTGCCCGTGCTGATCTTATTATTCTTGATGACTGTGTGACTTTGTCTAATGCTGGCGAATATGAGAAACAGATTCGTTGGATTCAACAGGAAGTTTTGACCCGTATTGGTCCTACAGGTAAGTTGTTGATTGTTGGTACTCGGGTTGACCCGATTGATATGTACCGTGAGCTTCGCACTAATGACAGGTACCCTGAAGGTAAAAGTCCTTGGACGTATTTGGCTATGCCGGCGGTTTTGGAGTTTGATGAGAATCCTGAGAATTGGGTTACTTTGTGGCCTCGGTCTGATAGGCCTTGGACTGGGGATCCTGTGGATCCTGATAAGGACGGTTTCTTCCCTAGATGGGATGGAACTAGACTAAAGCAACGTCGTAGTGTTTTGGATGCTAAAACGTGGGCGATGGTTTATCAGCAACAGGATGTTGAGTCTGAGTCTGTTTTTTCTGCTGAACTTGTTCGTGCTGCTGCGAATGGTATGAGAGGTTGTGGTCCGCTTGTTGCCGGTGCTCCTGGTTATCCTGCTGACACTTCAGGCTTCTACACCGTTTGTGCTATGGACCCTGCTATGTCGGGTGACACCTTTACGGTTGCTATTTCTGGTGATAGGAACACTAAACGTAGGTATCTTCTTGATGCTTCTCGTATGCCTGCACCAACTCCTCAACGTATCAGGGAAATAATTTTTCAATGGACTGAGCGTTATAAGCCTGCTGTTTGGGTTATTGAGAAGAACGCTTTCCAATTGTTTTTGACGCAGGATGAAGAGATTAATGCTTTCCTACAATCAAGAGGTATCCGTCTTGTCCAACATTATACGGGCAATAACAAGATGGACCTTGAGTATGGTGTTGCTTCTCTTGGTACTTTGTTTGGCAGTTTTGGTCCAGATGGCAAGCCGGCTAAGAATGCTCTTATTGAGTTTCCGCGTGCAGAGTCAGAAGGCGTTAAAGCACTTATTGAACAATTGATTACTTGGTCTCCTGGTACTAAGAATAAACAGGATGGTCCTATGGCTTTGTGGTTTGCTGAAACCCAGTTAAGGGATTATGTGAACCAGCAGGGAAGTTATGGCAAGACTTGGGTTAGAAACCCTTTTGCTACACCAATTGATTTAGCCAAACGACAGGTTGTTGATTTGGAAGAGTATGCACGCAAACAGCGTGCTGTTAATTCAGGATGGTACTAACAATGGCAAGATTAAAAAAAGATAACAGTGATATTAAATCAGGTCCTATGAAAAATAATAAAACTGGTATTGATAATAAAGTTGCAAATAGACGTCAAAATTTAGTAAGAAGAGTCATTAAAAATTCTAAGGCTACAACAGAACCTGTTACAAAAGGTTTACCTTCTACTAAATCTGAACAATTTAAAACTAGAATGAATCCTGATACTCGTAAATTAATTAATAAAGCATTAAAGGTTAATCCTAAGTCAAAAAATGAAATAGCAAATTTTCGTAACAATCTAATGAAAAAAGGGTTTTAATGGCGCGTAGCATAGAAGATATTGCTAATGCCTATCAGCAACTAAAACAACGATACGCAAATCGTGATTCACGTTGGTCGGATGTTTTAGAAGTTCGTAAAGGTAATATTAATAACGTTTTCCCAGGATTGTTTCCAGCGGAATATCCTAAACCTATGGTCGCTAACTTTATTGACGTTGCCGCCCGCGACATTGCAGAAGTAATTGCACCTCTTCCAGCTATTAACTGTTCAGCAACAAACGCAGTATCAGACCGTGCACGTACCCGTGCCGACAAGCGCACAATGATTGCTGCCGGGTACCGTGATACTTCACGTCTACAAGTTGAAATGTTCACCGGTGCAGATAGATATGTTACCTTTGGTGCTTTACCTTTCATTGTTGAAGCAGATTACGAAAACAATACCCCACGTATTCGTTTAGATAATCCTTTTAACTCTTACCCTGAGTTTGACCGTTTCGGTCGTCTATTGTCTTACACAAAACTTTACGTTAAAGCTGCACAAGATCTTGTAAACGATTTCCCAGAATACGAATCAGTTATCCTTGGTAAGTTTGAACAACGTGGTTCTATGCGCCCAGTACAACTTGTGCGCTATATGGACAAACACGAAACAGTTCTGTTCCTACCTGAACGCGGTAACTACATTCTGCAACGCGCCAAGAACCCTCTTAATAAACTAAATGTTATTTTTGCTGTTCGTCCTGGTATTGATTCTGATGAACAACAACGTGGACAGTTTGATGATATTTTGTGGGTACAAGTCGCACGTGCCCGTTTCGCTACTTTGCAACTTGAGGCGGCACAAAAATCTGTTCAGGCACCTTTTGCGTTGCCAGCAGATGTTAACGTCCTTGAAATGGGACCTGACGCAACTATACGTTCCGCATCTCCAGAAAAGATTCGCCGTGTTGATTTAAATGTGCCCCCTGGATTATTCACAGAATCAGCTGCACTTGATCAAGAAATGCGTATGGGTGCACGTTACCCTGAAGGCCGTCAAGGTGTAAGCCAAGGTTCTATTGTTACTGGTCGTGGTGTTGAAGCCCTTATGGGTGGATTTGATACACAAGTTAAAACAGCGCAACAAGTTTTGGCTGAAGCGTTAAAACAAGTATTTGAACTTTGCTTTGAGATGGACGAGAAACTTTTCGGTAACTACGAAAAGACGGTACGCGGCGTTGACGCTGGCGCACCGTATGAAGTCACCTATATCCCTAAGAAAGACATTGATGGGGATTATACGGTTGACATCACCTATGGACTGATGGCCGGATTAAACCCCAACCAGGCTTTGGTATTCGGACTCCAAGCGCGCGGAGACCAATTAATTTCCCGCGACTTCCTCCGCCGTCAGATGCCGTGGGAAATAAACGTAACAATGGAAGAACAGAAGATTGAAATTGAAAAACTTCGTGATTCTCTTGTTGCAGCAATAAGTGGATACGCGCAAGCGATCCCATCATTAGCAACACAGGGTCAAGACCCTGGTGAAATACTATCTCGTATTGCAACAGTTATTAATGGTAGACAAAAAGGTCAACCTATAGAGCAGGTAATCGCGGAAGCGTTTGCCCCTCAAGCACCGCCACCTTCTGCTGAGGCTGCAGCCCCTGGTATGGAACAACCCGTCCCCGGTTCCGCAGGTGAGGCTCCCTCCGGTGGTGCTTCAGGATTAAGTGCAGCAACTGGTGGTCCACGTGGTGTGGCACCAGGACAAGTAGGACAAGGTGGAAGACCACCGATACAGTATTTGCTGGCCGGATTAACCGGTTCCGGCAAACCCACACTATCTTCTAGTGTGACAAGAATGGTCCCTGCGGGCTAAAAAGGAAAAAGAATGAAGTCATTTAGTGGCGGCAAGAAGCCAGCAAACCAAGGTTCTGCTGGAAAAGCATACGAACAACCAGTTAAAAAATCTGGTGTTCCAAGTGCATCAAAACCAGGTATGTCAAAGATTATGTTCTCTGCACAACCATCTGGTACACGTGGTGGTAACGCACCAAAACACGCTGGTAAGTAAATAATTAATTTAAGGACGTATAATAATGGCTAGAGGTGGAATGAGACCAACTGCACCGCAAAACAATCCTATGAATGTTAACGGTCGTGGTGGTAATGGTCAAAGTGGTACCCAAGCAGCCAAATACGTT